TAGTCCCCGCTGTTACGGTTCCCGCTGTTACAGTTCCCACTGTTACGGTTCCCGCTGTTACAGTTCCCACTGTTACGGTTCCCGCTGTTACAGTTCCCGCTGTTATAGTCCCCGCTGTTACGGTTCCCACTGTTACGGTTCCCGCTGTTATAGTCCCCGCTGTTACGGTTCCCGCTGTTATAGTCCCCAGTATTGCATTTGACAAGGTCGATGTCCGTAACTTCTTCCACTACTCTTATTTTGTCCGTACAAATCTTGTTGTCCCTTCGGACAATCCTGCCGAGTGCCTCCACCTTGCATATTCTCGTCCCGTTGCCTATCGGGTAATAATAATAGCAGTCACTTATTGTCTCACAGAAATGGTAACCGTTCTTGCAAATCGCAAGCTCGCCCTCCAACTCGTAGGTCTTCCCGACCTCGTACTGGAATCCCCTGCATTGCAGGTTCGCATCAAATGCCTTGTAACCTTTCATATCTCTACTCCTATTTTCGTCGATACAGTTTTTGCAAAAATTACTTTATTCCCTATTTTCCATGGATGATTATCCCCGATCCTAACAACTTTAAGTCCTATTGCTCATCCTTTTCCTTCCACAACCTGAACCCAAACATTGCCCCCGCAGCCTTCCTCATATACTAAGTCCATGTATTCCTGACATGAATCAAGGTCTGCACACCATACGTCTATTACATACTGACTACAACCTGTATCCTCAACCTCGTAAATCCCGATAAAATCTCCGATTTTGTTGTCAGGTAGCCTTTTATACAGGACAACTGTCTTTCCTAACAAATTCTTATTGCCAGTGGCGCAAATGCCGTTACGAACGTCCGACTCTGTGTATGTTTTCCCTTGCAGGCAATAAGCAGTTGTTTTCATTTTCGTCAGTTCCGGAACATTTTCCGCTGGAACGAATCCTGACAACAAAGCCGCTGTCAGTGCGATTGCTCCGTAAGCCTTATTAAAACTCATTTATTAAGAACTCCTTTCCTAATTTCACGCTTTTAGGATATTCTCTTAAATAATCATAGGGTACGGCATATATGTTATTGTCATGTTTGATCATTACGATCGGCATTGCGTTCCCACATTCGAGCCACCGTTCAAACGCCATGATCTGATTGTCCTCCAGCCTTGATATATTAAACCAATCAGCGACACAGGTCTTGCAATCAATCGCCAGGGCTTCCCCATTCCTTACCGCTATAATATCGAACGGCTGCGCGCCGCGGGCATCGGGCACGATAAAATGAACCCAATAACCAGCGGCCGCGAGTCTGTTACATACTTCAGCCTCAAAAGCATTCCCAATCTTTTTATTATTCAAAACGGCAACTCCTCATCCACGCCATCGGGCACATTGATGAAACCCTCTGCGTCAATTTCAGTGCCGTCCGGCTCCCGCCAATTGGGCAAATCTCCCTGCTTGTCAGCGGCTATAAAATACCCTACTTTAGATTTTATGTTCCCATTGTACGTCTCATGTTTCACGGTGCAGCCCCCGACCTTCCCAATCCAGTTCTGCATATTGAGGTCCCCCTCCTTAATATCCTTGAAAGAGTCAAAGAACTGCGTCAAGTTGCGATTCGTGATCTCCGGCTTATCCGGCATGAATACAATGTAATGATAAAGAGTCTCAGCATAACCAGACACGTCCAGTTTCAATATCAGCATATCGCTCCCTTTTTTTGATACTGCCTTCTCCGCGCTGTTTATACGAACCCTGTGCTTACCTTCTGAAATTTTCGTGTCAAACCCCTTGCTCTCTTCCCTCTTAAAATCCCAAGACATAATCAGGCCTCCGTTTTCCCCGTTGTATTAAGAACCTCTATATTAACAGATTTTACTTTTTCCACGTCATCATTATCAATTATGTGGAGCAATAATTGCCTGGCAAACACGCAGGCCTCCTCTTCGTTATCGAAAAGAAACTCCGCATCATAATATTTAACCTTCAAAATAACTTTATATTGCATATCATCCCTCCTTGATTATAAAATCCTCGACCTTGCAGCCTTTGCGACTGTCTATTTGATTCTTTGCGTAAATATTCTGCGTTGCCTCAAGCAAGATACCGTGCTCCCCGTCCTTGTTGACCGTGATCCAGCCCACGATATCGCATAGGCCACAGATATTATCAACGATCTTGTTGCTTATTTTCGGCATGAGCCGCGTGTATTGGGTCCCGTCTGGATGCGTGAACGCCTCCGCGCTCTCCCATGCCGTCCATATCACATTGACCCCCAAAGACTTCATATAGCGCAAAGAATTAACAAGCTTGAATTGCATATATTGATAATCAGCCATGGCCGGCACGCCCTTATTTTTGCCCTGTGCGCCCAAATCTGCCAGTATGCAACGCTCCAGCTCTGAAATGTTATCCACCGCCACAGTACGGATATCATGCTCTTTAAGGAAATCAGGAGTAAGCTCCTTAAGGGCATCCGTCCATCCAGCGAATGTACCGGCTATACCCTGCGACTCGCTCTTGCCCCGATTCTCGATTTGTGACACCAGCACCTTGCTGGTATCCTTTACTATCTCACCCTTCGCAAGGGTGCGAGTAATGGTGCGATCCACATCCAGCACCAACGTGTTTCCCTCGCTGCGTTCCGCAATCAGCCCAATAGCCGTGGACTTCCCCACACCGGGCTTGCAATAAAGCAATGCCGTATAAGGCAGGTTTTTAGCCTCAATCTTCTGTAATTCCATGATTGCCACCTCCGAAATATTTAATGAATGTATCACGCTTTATGATCAAGTCGTTTAACTCGTTACGTTTTTTCGCTATCTCATCATCAAACTTATCGACGATAGTTTCCTTGGACACGATAATCTCTTCCGCACTTACTCCCACAATTTCAATGCCTTTTGTTTCAGCGTTAAAAGGGATAAATTCAATGGTTGGTTTTGACCAAAAATCTCCGGCTTTGTACACAGCAACAATAATTGTAGGTAATTCTTTGAAATTGGCAAAATCCGTAATGACGCCTGTCATAACCTCATTCTTATCATTTCTACTATCCAAAACCTTAACAGTATCTCCGACTTTGAACTCATCGATTCGCTTTGCCGACCGCAAATCTACTTCCAGCTTAACGCCATTTATCTCAATTATTCTTTTTTCGTTATCCATTTTCATAATCTCCTTTCGTAAATTCCAAATATTCCTGATTCGGATCATAATTTAGACAAATGCTGGAATACTCACACCGCCGCCCGTATTGCTTGCAATGGCAAGTATTCTTATAATACGTACCGATACTTTCCACCTTTTTCATTGTGTCGCACATCGACAAGAGTTCCAACCGAAACTGCTCCACTTCTTCATCCGTCCGAATTATTTCAAGCAGCCGTATTTTAGACTCCGTGTCCACATCGTACCATGCGACCATGCGCCCAAAGAAATCCTCAGCGGTCTCATCCTTTTTCTGCCGTATAGTCGGTTTCCGGCAAACCGTGTACCAGACCTTGCGCATACCGGTCATAAGCATATAAGCCAGAATTTGCTCATCCCATTGCAAGCCGTATTCATACTCTTCCGTTATTTCGGACCCCGTGGTCTTGTGCTCCACGATATACCCATTATCCGAAACTGCATCCACAATCCCCACAAGGAAATCCTTGTCGCCTAAATCATATTCCAGCCATTTTTCTGCTTCTGTTACATGAAATTTCGGATAAATGTATTTGTGGTATGCAATGGCCATGGCCGATTCTTTGGAATAATCCTCATCAAGGGCGGTCATATCCCCATTATTTATCCGTTCAAGCAATTTGTGATAGTTCGCTCCCGTTTCCAATGCTTCAGGCCTCACGATGGGCTCCAAAAGCTCAATATATTTCAATTGATACAGCCGCCGACAAGCCTTGAAAGTCTTGATTTTACTTACTGACAGTCTCATTTCTACTCCTTCCCAATAACAAGCTCAATTTTTGCCCTCGTCACCTTGCTGGGATCCTGAATTCCCTGTTCCACAGAATTAATCGTCTGCTTTGACACGCCAACGCGCTCCGCCAATTCACCCTGCGTAATTCTTTCTTTTGCCCGATACTCAATCATTCGTTCTTGCAATGTCATCCCTTTTCCTCCTTCTTTAAGAATAAGTAAAAACTACTATAACACATATTGTCTTCAATGTCAACATATTTTATTATATATTATTATATTCTTTTTTATGTAAAAAATAATGTAGCATAAATAGTATATATAAAAAAGTCCCTATAAAAAAAATATATATAGAAAAGTTTTTGAATTCGGGGCAAACTGCTTCATCATGCACGTCAGGCCCCCTTTATTCAATGACAGGAAATTGATTCAAAATGCACTGTGCGCATAATTGCCTGCCCTCGAATTCGCGCAATTCCCCCCTTAGCGCCTCGTCGCCACATTCATCACAATAGAAATGTGGCGAGCGCTTCCTCCCGCAATCCACGCAGCCCTGCGGACAGGGCCCCGTGCAGTCGTTTTCAAATCTAATCATATGCACTCCTTTCAGCCCTCGTGACCTCCGGGGCGGGTCTTTTTATGTTATGATCCAACCTGAAGTTTTTTCTATTGCCTCACGACTATTATATAATAACTCGATATTTCCTAATTGTCAATACTTTTTTTGAAAAATTTTTATTTTTTTTGATTTTTGCAAAAAAAACCCCTGGGACATATGCCCAGGGGTTTTTATGGAATATTTTAATTTAATTCAGAGAGCCGGCGCATGACCCCCGCATATATCCGCGGGCTGACGACTTTCAATGTGGACATTAGCTCATCCATTATCGGGACAAGGCCGCGGGCGTCCATCCCCGCGACTGCTTGCATGAATTCGGAGCCGCCCGGCTCGCTTTCCAGTATGGACGCGGGAGCGGCGGCGGCTGAATAGAGCGGGAATGGCTCCTGTTCTTTTCTGTCCGGGAACATTTTGTCCTTAATGGTATAAAAAGCCGCCAGCTT